CGTGGTTCGCTACACACAGTGGGGTGGCATCAACACATAGTCACCAAGCACCTAGCTTCCCTGGAGGCGCTATGGCCGGCCTGGCGGACGCGGCAGCGGAGCTGGAGGCGCTCGCGTTCCGGCTCCGCCGCGCCGGGGACACGGAGCTGCTGCGGGAGGTCACGAAGGCGATGCGCGACGCCGTGGTCCCGGTGCAGGACGAGATCCGCGCCGGGCTGCGGCCGGACCTCCCCGACCGGTACGCCGCCGAGCTCGACGCGGACCTGCGGCTCGGCGTCAACGTCCGCACGAACGACCGGAACCCGGGCGTATCGGTCACCGGGCAGGCCAGGGTCAAGGCGCGGAAGCTCCGCAACCTCGACGAGGGCCGGCTCACCCACCCCCTGTTCGGGGACCGGGAGCACTGGTACACCCAGGAGGAGCCGTCCGTGCATCCGGGCTGGTTCAGCGGGCCCGCCGAGGCGGCCGGGCCGCGGGTCCGCGCCGGGATCGAGCAGGCACTGGCGGACGTCGCCGATAAGGCAGTCAAGGGAGGCTGAGTTGAAGGTCGTTATCGCCGGCATGGCTTATGAGTACGACGGCCAGCGGGCGCCCATGTCCGAGGCCCTCGCCATCGAGAAGGTCTACGAGCGGCGGTACGCCGAGTGGCAGTCGGACCTTCAGGCCGGGTCCGCCAGGGCGATGTGCGTGCTGGCGTGGATCATCCTGCGCCGCGACGGCACTGAGGTGCCGTTCGGGGACATCATCGACGGGAAGTTCGACTTCGACCTGATAGAGATGCTCGAGTCGCTGGCCGAATCGGCGCAGGCGGAGGCCGCGCCGGACCCTACCGGGCCCTCGGTCCCGGCTGGCATACCTGGGACCGCCACCAGTACATCGGCGTCTTCGCGGAGAGGCTCGGGATCCGGCCGTGGGAAATCGGGCTCCTCGACGTCGGGGACTTCGAAGCCCTGATCGACTACCTGGAAGACCCGGGCGGCGACTGATCGTCGGCGGCATCAGCGACGGCTATCGCGGTGAACATCGCGAAGCCCAGGCCGCCGAGCAGGACGGGCAGCCAGAACCCTGCGTCGGGGTTACCCCAGCGTCTCCCCAGCGCGCGGCCGGCGAAGACGAGGGGCACCCATACGAGCAGGTACACGATCACGATTGCGGTCATGGCCCCCATGCTGCCACGCAACCGGGAAGGGCGGGTGAGCCGTGGCCGGTCAAAGTGTGACCTTCGACTTCCTGACCAGGGGGGTTGACAGCACAGCCGGCGGATTCCGGAAGGTAGCCGACAACACCGTCCTCGCCGCCCGCGGCGCCAAGGTACTGGCCAACGCGATCGAGACGCTCGGCCAGAAGGAGAACCGCACCGCCGCCGAGTCGGCGACCCTCGCCAGGGCCCTGCGGCTGACCGGCGACGCTGAGGACCGTGTCGCTGCCCGGGCCGTCGTCGCCGACGCCGCGATCCGCCGCCTCGACGACGCGATGCAGGACGCGGACAAGAGCAGCGGGAAACTGCGCAAGTCGCTCGGCGACCTGAAGCTGAACCCGGGACTCCTCGGCCCGGCGCTGCTCCTCGCCCCCGCCATGACCACCCTGGCCGGGGCCGGCGTGGCCGCCGCGGCCGGGCTGGGCGGCGCGTTCCTCGCCGGGGGGCTGGCCCTGGGCGCGTTCGGGGCCGTCGCCAAGCCGATCCTCACCGACGCGAAGAAGGCGGCCACAGCCGTCGAGGCGGCGCAGGTCAAGTACAACCTCGCCATCGCCGCGGGAGTATCCCCCGCCAAAGCGTTCAAGGCCGAGCAGCTCGCCCTCGGCAAGGCTTACGCCGGACTGTCCCCCGCCCAGATCCAGCTGTCGAAGCAGCTCGGCGCGATGGCCGACGCGTGGGACCAGGTCAAGACCGCCGAAACCCCCGTCGTCACCGGGGCGCTCCAGCCGTGGCTCAAGTCCGTCACCGGCCTGACCGGTGCCCTCGGCCCGATCATCGCGAAGATCGCCCCCGTCATCGCGTCCCTCGGCGGCCAGTTCAGCGCGCTGGTCACCTCGTCCGCGTTCAAATCGTTCCGCGACTTCATCGGGTCCACCGGCGCGGCGTCCGTGTCCGCCGGCGGATCCACGATCATCGACCTGGTCAAGTCGTTCATGATCCTGCTGCCGAAATTCGACCCGCTGATCCGCGAGGCGATCGGCTGGATCTCCCGGCTCGGCCCGGCGGTGCTGTCGTGGGCCGGCTCCCAGAAGACCGCGGACCACATCACCGCGTTCATGCAGTGGTTCAGCAAGAACGGCCCCGTCGTCGGCGGGCTGCTGAAGAACATCGGCGGGGCGCTGAAAGCGCTGGCACCCGGGCTGGCCGCCGGCGCCGCGGCCGAGCTGAACATCATCTCCGGGTTCCTGGGGCTCATCGCGAAGCTGCCCCCGGCGATCGCGAAGCCGCTGGCCGAGGTCGCCGGGGCGGCGCTGATCCTGTCCAAGATGGGCGTGCTCAAGGTCGGGCTGCAAGTCGTCGGCCCGGCCGTCAAATGGCTGACCGGCGGCCTGATCAACCTCGGCGGCGGGGCCACCGCCGGGGCTGAGATCCGCGCCGCGATGGTCTCCGGCGGCGCGGCTGCCGCGGCGGAGATCCGCGCCGCGATGGCGGGCGGAGGTGCCGCCGGGGCCGGCGCGGGTGCTGCCGGGGCGGCCGGCACCGGAGCGGCGGGCGGCACCGCGGCGGGCGGCGGGTTCATCGCCGCGTTCCGGGCCGCGCTGTCCCCGGCGCTGGCCGGCGTGGTCGCCGGGGCGCTGATCCGCGCCGTCGGCGACACGGTATCCCCGGCCGGATCGTTCGCCGGGAACCTCAACAAGCAGTTCCAGGCCGACGGGCACATGTGGTCCACGACGCTGCTGCACTCGTTCACGTTCGGCGGCCTCGAGGGCTGGCAGACCGCGAGAATCGGCCAGCCGGTCGGCGGGGCGCTGGACAACGTGGGGTCCGGCGCGAAACTGTGGGCCCGGGGCTTCGCCCAGAGTGTCGGCGGGTTCTTCGCCGGCATCGGCCGCGCGGCCGCCACCGCGTTCGGTCACGCCGGTGATTCCGCCGACACCCTCCGCACGAAGAACCTGGCCCCGCTGCTCGGCGAGGTCGGGCGGGTATCCGGCGGCATCCAGGGCCTGTCCGGCATCATCTCGGGCACCATGCTGAACGCGCTCCGCGCCGCCGGGGCGAAGTCAGACTCGGTCCGCACCCAGAACCTGGCCCCGCTGCTCGGCGAGGTCGGGCGGGTATCCGGCGGCATCCAGGGCCTGCAGCGGTCGATCGACGCGATGCACGGCAAGACCGTCAACGTCGGCGTCCACGCGTCCGGGTCCGGCGGGATGACGTTCACCCAGAAGGTCGCCGCGTCGATCTCCTCGGGCGGGTTCTCGCTGAAGTCCCTGGCCACCGGAGGCCTGGTCCGCATGGGCTCCGGGCCGACCGCCGACGACGTGCCCGCCATGCTGTCCAAGGGCGAGCTCGTCGTACCCGCGCACATGGTGAAAGCGGGCGCCGCCGACAACCTGCGCGGCCGGATCCCCGGATTCGCGGGCGGCGGCATCGCCGGGCTGACCCCGTTCGCGGCGGGCGCGGAATACGACTTCGGCCGCGCGGCTGAATCCGCCCTGCTGCAGGCGGAGTTCGCGAACCTCAAGAAGGCGGTAGCCGCTGCAGCCAAAGCCAAGGCCGCCGCCGCGGTGCAGCCGTTCGGCCCGGTCGGGTCCAGCCCGGCGCGGACCGGGTCGGTGGCCGTCGAGCAGCGTTACGCCGCGTCGCTGATGTCCCAGTACGGCTGGTCGCAAGCGCAGATGCCGCCGCTGATCAGCTTGTGGAACCAGGAATCAGGGTGGAATCCCTACGCCGTCAACCCCAGCTCAGGAGCCTATGGCATCCCCCAGAGTCTCGGGCACGGCCACCCGTACAACCTCGGCGACTACCAGAACCAGATCATCTGGGGCCTGAACTACATCAAGGGCCGGTACGGGTCACCGTCCGCCGCGTGGGCACATGAGGTCGCCAACAACTGGTATTCCGGCGGCGGCCTGGTCCCCGGGTTCGCGTCCGGCGGGGTCGCCGGGCAGGGCGCGGCGTACCTGAAGGCGTGGCAGACCCGGCACGGCGGCCCGTACGCCCTCGCGGTAGGGCCGAAGGTCCTGAACGAG